CTAATTTATATGGATGTTCCTGTTATGTTCAGTCGATAGGGGGGGGGGGCATGAAGCGTGAGGGTGTTGGTACGTAGAGAGAGGCCACTCTCACAATATTAAAAAAAATTTGAATCATCACCTCTAAAATCGATTTTAAAGCCCGCTGAGACGTAGACAATAAAAAAGGCCCCCAGACACCTGGAGACCTCTTAACCCGTCTGTACGGGGCTTATTTCGCAATCTACGGCATATTGACAACCAATAAGGCCTCCCGAAGGTCGGCCCCCTCATTCATACGAGAGAGTTCACCCTTCAGAAGGCCTTACAAAGACGTAGGATCACCTCCTTTCTACGTACGAGACACAGAAACAATCATGATCCCTCCTTTCTCTACAAAATCCGTGGTGTAGTATTCTAAAAATTATCTAGAAACTATCTAGATTATAACAGTTAATATTATTAATTGTTATATCTCTAGATAATTCCTTATATAATATCTTATATATCTTCCTTGTATGAATATTTTATCATATTTTGAGGGAAATGTCAAGACAAAAATTACAAAATCATAAAAAATTATAAATTTCCCCTTCTTTGTACGATTTCTCTTGACTTCTCGTACGAAATATGGTATAATATATGTAGAAGGCAGAGTTTCGTGAGAAAAGATTCGTTCGATCCTAGGAAAATAGACGTAGAGGACCAACGCTCCTCCGTCTTGTCGTACCTGATGGACTACCTCGACAAGTCCAGGAAGGGTCTTTCAATCATAGACGACATCCCCGATGTCATGGGGGAGTATCCTTCCTCCCCTCCTACCGATAACATCTCAGACACCCTATACAAGATGCTCGAATCTGCTGACACTGCCTTCCGTCGCAGGAACTTCCAGAAGAAGGAAGGAATATCAGACTTCCACGGCAACGTTTACAAAACCCTAGACGATTACATCATGAATCGTCGCCAATACCAGAGATCAAGAATAGATGGTCGATAAAACTCCGAAACGAATCATCAAGAAGTGGGCGGATAGGAAGAACTGCGTCAAGCAGAACGTCCAGGCAGCCCTCGACGCGAACGACATGGACGCTTTAGAAGAGGCCATGCCCCCTCTCCAGATGGCTTTCTGCCAGGAGTACATCAAAGACTTCAACGGATCAGCCGCCTGTGTACGGGCCGGTTCTACTTGCGCGACACCTGAAAGAATGGCTTACCAATGGCTCGCCAATCCGGGAGTTAAAGCTGTCATCGCCCATCTCCTTGAAGAGCGTACGCAGAGGATGAAGATCGACCAAGGATACGTCATCCAGAAGCTCGTTCGTACGGTAGAGAAAGCTGAACTAGACAACAACCTCGCTTCGGTCCTTCGTGGCATCGAACTCCTCGCTAAACACCTCGGTATGTTCTCAGATAAGATCGAACTCACCGGTAAGGACGGCGAAGCCATCCAGATCGAAAAGGTACAAGAAGATGCAGAATCTCTCACCCGCGCAATCGCTGGCCTCGCTAAGCGAAGCGGAGAGGGAAGAGTGGCTGAGGACACTAAGCACTGAACAACAAGCCGCCCTTCGATGGAAGTGGTCTTTCTGGGCACGTCCCAATCAAGTTCAGCCTGAAGGGGACTGGTCGACTTGGCTCATCCTCGCAGGACGAGGCTTCGGCAAAACAAGATGCGGCGCAGAAACAATCAGAGACTGGGTATGTGGAGACACACCCCTTTCGCCAGGGAAATGTTCCCGTATCGCACTTGTGGCTGAGACTGCCGCCGACGCGAAGAACGTCATGGTCGAAGGGGAGTCAGGACTCCTCGCAGTACATTCTGCTGACTTCCGCCCAATATATCAAGTTTCAAACAGAAGGGTTACTTGGCCTAACGGCGCTATAGCAACTCTCTACAACGCTACCGAACCAGATCAGCTCCGTGGTCCTCAACATGACGGCGCATGGTGTGACGAACTCGCGAAGTGGCAGTACTGTCAAGAGACGTGGGATCAGCTCCAATTCGGTCTCCGGCTAGGGGACAATCCACGGTCGATAGTCACTACCACTCCTAGGCCTCTTCCTCTTCTTCGTAAGATGCTGTCCGATCCTAGGATTGCAGTAACCCGTGGTTCGACATTCGATAACGCAGACAACATGCCGATGTCGTTCCTTCGAGAGATCGAAGACAAGTATGGCGGGACGAGGTTAGGTCGCCAGGAACTCGAAGGTGAACTCCTCGAAGATATCCCTGGCGCTCTCTGGACACGTTCTAGCATCGATGATAACCGACTCAGGAAGGTCCCAGACCTTGAGAGGATCTTCGTCGCTGTCGATCCCGCCACGTCATCCCACGAAGGTTCAGACGAAACAGGTATCGTCGTTGTTGGCTACGCCCGAGATGAAGACGGCTACGCCAGAGGTTACGTCCTCGCAGACGGAAGTCTCAAGGGTACTCCCGAAGAGTGGGCTAGGAAGGCCGTCTCTCTTTACAGAGAGTTCAACGCAGACAAGATCATAGCGGAGAAGAACCAAGGTGGCCAGATGGTGGAAAGCGTTCTTAAGTCGGTTGATCGGGCCGTCCCTGTTGAACTCGTCCACGCCTCTCGCGGAAAGTACATCCGGGCAGAGCCGATATCTGCCTTGTACGAACAGGGGCGGGTACACCACTGCGGCAGGTTCGACAAGCTCGAAGATCAGATGTGTTTCTTCTCCATCGACAACCTCCGTGACACGAATAATGGTTCGCCGGACAGAGTCGATGCCCTCGTCTGGGGACTGACAAAGATCTTCGATAAGATCACAGGACGTCGTCGGCTTACTGAGAACTCCCCCGACTACCAGAACGTTCCGACAGAATACGACGCGTTAGAGAACGTACCCACTAGATGGATGGCTTAATGAAAGATGACAAGGACTTCAAAGTCAGGACGATTTCTGACTACGAAGACGACGTAAAGAAAGATTACGTCCCTGAAGGCTTTGAAGATGTCGAATCCTTCCTCAAGGATATGAGGGAGGACTACCAGACGTGTCAGAACTCTGACGAAGCTAATCGTCGTGAGGCCGTGTCAGATAAGAAGTTTGCAGTAGGTGAGCAGTGGGATCCGGCAGTCCTCTCTATCCGTAAGGACCTTCCCTGTCTAGTAATCAATTCGATTCCACAGTTCACTGCCCAGCTCGTAGGTGACTGGCGACAATCTCGGAATGCCATCAAAGTTCTTCCGAATGAGAACGGCGATGTAGCAGTAGCTTCTCTCCGCGCCGACCTTATCCGAAGCATCGAATACAAGTCCCGTGCAGATCGGGTGTACGACTCGGCCTTCGAATCACAGGTCATCTGTGGTGACGGAGCGTTCCGTATCGCTGTCGAGTACGCAAGAGACGACGTCTTCGATCAAGACATCTTCGTACGTCCAGTAGACGACGCGTTGTCTGTCACTTGGGACAACCTCTCCATCGACCCTACAGGCCGTGACGCAAGGAAGTGCTGGGTCGAGGATAAGATCCCTCGGAAGGAACACAAAGATAAGTGGCCTGACGCCGATCCTTCTACGCTGGGTTCTTCGACACAAAAGACTATGATGACGAGCGGCTGGTACGACGACCAGACAGTCCGCGTTGTAGAGTACTGGCGAATGATCGAGAGGAAGCGCCTCCTCGGTCTCTTCGAAGATGGTTCGACACATGTCCTTGAAGGTGACACCCTTGACGATCTGATCGAGAAGCATGGTAATCCTGTCAAGACTAGGACAGCCCCTTGCTTGTACGCGCAGATGCATCTAGTGACCGGCTGGAAGATCCTCGCTGGTCCGTACGAGTACAAGCTGAATCGTCTTCCTATCATCCGTATGATGGGTCGAGTAGTCAACATCGAAGGTGAACGGATTCGTTACGGTCTCGTTCGTTTCATGAAGGACTCTGTCCGTCTCAGGAACTTCTGGAGGTCTGTCGCTGCCGAGCAGCTTGGCTATGCCCCGAAGGCCCAATGGATTGCCCCTGAATCTGCCGTAGCAGGCCGCGAGAGCGCGTTCAGGAAGGCCCACCTATCTAGAGACCCCCTCCTCGTTTATAACGACGACGCGACGTCCCCTCCCGAGCGTATCGATCCTCCCGCGATGCAGACAGCCCTCCTACAAGAGGCGCAGATCAACACTCAGGATATGAAGGACGTCACGGGGATACATGACGCATCCCTCGGTATTAAGAGTAATGAGACTTCTGGTCGAGCTATCATGGCCCGTCAGAAGGAGGGTGACGTAGCTAGTATTACTTTCTACGACAACGGTAACGCCGCCCTTCTAGAAGCCGGTGACGTCATTAACCAGTTGATCCCACAGATCTACGATGGTACGAGAATCGTACGGCTCGTAGGTGAAGACGAAGCGATTAAGCTTCAGAAGATCAATGATCCTTCAGACCCTGAGAGTCCCAATCTCTCTGTAGGGAACTACGACGTCCTCCTGTCGACTGGTGCGAGCTATACCACCCGTCGAGCAGAAGCCGCAGACGCTATGATGCAGGCCGTTCAGGTCTATCCTGAGATTATGCAACTCGCAGGCGATCTGGTAATCAAGGCCCAGGACTGGCCTGGTGCTGAAGAGCTTTCCGCTCGTATCAAGAAGACTATTCCTTCTCAGCTTCTGTCTCCTGAAGAGATGAAGCAGATCGAGGCTGAGGGTGGTCAGGCTGGTATTGATCCTCAGCAAGCAGCTATGGCTCAGGAGCAGATGCAGGAGATGCAACAGCAGCTTCAGCAGTTGTCTCAAGAGAACCACGACCTGAAGCAGAAGCACGACATCGATCTTGAGAAGCTCGAAATCGAACGTTACAACGCAGAGACTCAGCGTATCCGAGCACTGTCAGACAACATGGTTGATGACACACAGCTCGAACAGAACGCCATAGCAGAAATCCTACAACATTCTCGTGAAGAAGCCGCTCGCGAACAAGAGATGGAAAAGCACGAGAAAGAAATGCAGGCTAGCGCAACAGCGACAGCCGCTCCCACCGAACAGGGTTAATCTCCGTAAGGAGAAGGTTCACTCGGGCTTAGAGAGTTACAGCCTCTCTCTAAGGGTACCTGCAAGAAAAGGCATCGGCAAGGACCGCTCATGACTGATAAAACCGTCGCTCCGGACACTGACAACCTCGGTGACTTCAAAGAGTTGTTTCACGGCAAGGCCAACGAAGCCCCTCCTGTAGAACAGGACGTGGTAGAAGACACTCCCGAAGACGAGGTAGAAGAAACGGAAGACACCGAGGATGATACCCTCGCACCGGTAGATGAAGCTGAAGATGAACCAGAGCCTGAAGAGGTCTCTGACAAGCCGAAGAAGAAAACTGCCCAAGAACGTATCAATGATATGCGGGCAAAGCTCGGGGAAACCGAACGGGCGGCAGCGGCTGAGAAGGCCGCTTACGAACTCCGTCAACGGGATCTTGAAGCGAAGCTCGCCGAGACATTGGCAAAACTTGAAAAGCCCAAATCAGAACCAGAAGCTAAGGCCCCGGTCTCAGCAGAAAGTCCTGATCCTAATGCGACTAACGAAGACGGTACAGATAAATACCCCCTCGGAGAGTTCGATCCGCAATACCTGAAAGATGTGGTGAGGTTCACCCTCGATCAGGAAACGGAAGCACGGCGAGCTGAAGAAGCTTCTCGTATCGAACAGCAGAAAGCTGAGGAATCTGTCACCGCCCTACAGACGAATTGGGAGACCAAACTCCAAGACGTAGAAAAGGAAATCCCTGACCTCCGTACGAAAAGCGTCGATCTCGTGAATGAGTTTTCATCTCTAGAGCCCGAATACGCGGAGTATCTTGCGACTACTTTAATGCAGATGGATTCCGGTCCTCAGGTTATGTACTACCTGTCTCAACACCTTGACGAGGCGAAGCAGATCGTCTCTAAAGGACCTGTCGGTGCTACTATTGCACTTGGTCGACTGGAGGCTCAGTTCTCTGCGAAGACCGAAAAACCTAAACCCGTCGTATCGTCGGCACCAGAACCTATCGAGACGCGCACTCGTGGCGCAGGAGGGAAGTTCGATACTGCTCCAGATACGGATGACCTAAAAGCGTTCAAGCAGATATTCTACAAGAGGTAGAAGAGACTGCAAACGCATAAAAAGAAAGAAAGAAAATGGCTACTATTACTGTTGACCAACAGAAGTTGGTTATGAATGCGTTTGCAGCGCAGTTCGAGAATAACCTCGTTACGACTGAGTGCGTAACCTGGAAGCAGTTCGACGGTGAAATGGACGACCGTAATGGTCTTACCGTTTCTGAACAGGTCGGTCCCCGGTACTCTGTCACTACCACGACTTCAGGTGTTAAAGACCTGACGGCCGGTGTACAGGGTTCGGTGTTCGGTTCTGAACAGTTCACCGTTAATAAGACGTTCGGTACCAGCATGGGTTGGGCAGATTTCGTGAAGATTCGCGACATCGGTTCTGCTCGTGAATCGGTGGCACTGAAGAACGCCGCCACCAACCTCTCCGAAGCTATTGACAGTTATATCTTCGGTGTGATGCAGAAGGCCAGCAATAACTGGCTCGGCACTCCCGCCAACGGTGTCTCGGCTTGGGCTGATGTCATGCAGGGTTATACCCGCCTGAAGAACGAAGGTGCTTCTGATTCTGATCTTCGTGCAGTTCTTACGTACGACGACCAGCAGGCTCTTGGTTCGGCAGTCCTCGGATATGCCGCTCCTGACGGGATGGTGACTGACACGTACCGTAAGGGCTTCCAGGGTCAGATCGGTGGTATCCCGCTGTTGTTCACGCAGCAGCTTCCGGTACTTACCGCTGGTACCCGAGTAGCCTCTGGTGCTGCTCAGGTCGATGGTGCTGCCGAGAACGTCAACTACGCCGACGTCGCCGTCTCCGGTGCTGCCGGTCGGTACATGTCTCAGGTGATCTCGATTAAGAACCTCACCGGTACTAAGACGATTGAAGCTGGTGCGGTATTCACTATCGCGGATGTCTACGCTTACGACAACCGTGCTCAGGTGACTACGACTCGTCTCCAGCAGTTTACGGTTATCGATGCAGTCACTTCTGCTTCGGGTATCGTAGATGCACGTATCTTCCCGGCGATTATCGTTCCGGGTTCGGGTTCGGGCGACAACGTCTTGATCAACACCGCCCATGCCACCGTAGGTACTATCCCGGCTGACTCTGCCGCGATCACCTTCATCGGTACGGCCAGCACTGCATACCGCCCTCGCGTTCTCCTTGAGAAGCAGGCGATTGTGGTCAACACTGCATCGTTGATCAAACCGGCAACTGGTATCTCTAGCTCGATCTCGCTAGAGAATGTCCCTCTGTCGGTTCGTATGTGGCAGCACAGTGACTTCGCGACGGGTGCTCATAGCGTCCGCTTCGACGTTGCCCTCACTGCTAACATCCGTGATCGTCGTCGGATCATCCGCATCAACGGCGCGTAATACCCTGGGGAGGCTTCTGGCAATAGCTGGAGGTCTCCCCTCTTTTTGAGGATTAGTAATGGCTATTTCAACTGTAGATTTTTATGTTAAGGCGACTGACGGTTGGACTCTGGTCGCTACCAGTCCGACAGCTCTTACGGTTAAGCCGTCTGAGTTCCATCCTTGGTACGTCGCGTTGACTGCTTCAGGGGCTCCTGCTACAGGGACTCAGGCTACTGGTACGTTGACATTGGCGGGTAACGCCATAGCAGACGAAACAGTTACTGTCGGTGCCACCGTCTTCACATGGAAGGCATCCGCCGCAAGCTCTACGGAAGTTACTATCGGAGCTAGCGCGTCTGACAGCATCGACGCTCTGATTGCAAAGATCAACGCACACCCGACCGCCTCTCTAGTAGTAACCGCTTCGGCAGGTTCTGGTGACACTATGGTAGTCACTGCTTCTGCGACGGGTACAGCAGGCACGGGCGTTGTAACGACTGAAACCATGACTGACGGTTCGTGGGGTTCTGGTGCTACCGCAGGAGGTGTTAACGCTGTCGAAGGTCTTGGAATGAGCAAGGACGACAACAACCGATTCGAAAGTTTTGAAACCGGCGCTGTGACAGGTAATGTCTACATCCGTGTAAAACGAGACAAGAACGGGGACAGTCGCGGGTATCACTTCGGCGTTATCAGGGACCAGTAATGAAATTCAATCTTCCAGTCTTTGGGTTCTGTTCTAGAGGAACTTCCTTCAACGTAGTACCTGCCCCTGAAGAAGGTGGAGGCGAAGGTCCCACCCCACTCGTATTCTCCGACTTCAAGAACGGGGTCTACGCTATCTCGGGCGTTAGCAAGACGCTGGGTCAGGTGTGGGAAAGTAATGCGACTTGGAGCCCTACAGGCTTCAATCCTGCTCTGGTTGTGGGCGGGGTAGGTTATGTAGTGCCAGAAATTGCCGACGCCCCGGCACTTACCAGCGCGGCAACAAGTGCGGTTGCAAACGGCTACGTCGTAGTGGTCACAGCAAATTTCCAATCAGCCGGAAGTGTATGTTCGATAGTATTGGAAGCCGTCAATGATCCATCTTGGACTCTAGACTGGTATCTATCAATGGTGCAAGGGGCCGGCGTTGGAACTGTATTTATGCAGGACGCGGGCAACAGCAACGATCCTTATGTTGACTCCGGCGTTTCTCTAACAACTGACGGCCTGCACAAAATAGCCGCGAGGGCAGAGCTAAACAGCTTTGCGATTTCTGTTGATGGTTCGTCCCAAATTTCGGACACGGCTGCCTCGGGATCATCCCTACCTCTTAATTTAGTTGGGCTGAATGTGAACGCCCCCGATGCAGGGCAGTCTATCACTATTGAAAAAATCGAGTTCTTCTCCCTCTCCGACTACGACGCCACCGACCTGCCAACACTCTCCGCGTAAGGACTAAGAATGACCACTCTTTCTACTATAGTCTCTGATGCTTTTCGTGAGAGTAATCTCATTGCCATCTCTGCCGATCCTACAGCAGATGAAATCGAAGAGGCTCTTCGTCTTCTCAATAGAAATATCTCATCTATTATCGGATACGACCTAGGGGAGTCTTTAGAAGATACTCCTTACGGAAGAGCTAGTGTTACGAGAACTTCTGAAGAAAATTACGCGTACGACACTCTTCTGGATTCTTCATACGCGAGAGAAAATACACGGATTGTTCTTAATCTAGAAGAGAACAAGACGGTGTATCTTCCTCCTGTTCCTCAAGATGGCGCAAGAATCGCCATTACTGATCCATCGAATACAATATCGTCATACACTTTCACATTGAACGGTAATGGGCGTACAATCGAGGGGGCAGCCTCTGTATCTATTTTAGCAGGAACTATCGAAAGTGCCTGGTTCTACAGAGCAGACATCAGCAACTGGGCCCGAGTTGATACTTTGACTGCTGTTCAAGATTCCCCTTTTCCTAGTAAGTACGACGACCTTCTTGTAATAGGTCTCGCTATACGACTTAATCCTAGGAATGGCCAACCAATAGATCCACAATCTCTTGAAGTTTACCGGAATTTGATGAAGCAGTTCAGAGCACAGTACAAACAAAATAGGGAAATGTCTTCCGAGGAAGGCCTTCTTCGTATGTCTTCTCGGTATGGACGAGATGGAACAGACAGTAACACGTTTTATAGAGGCTGGTAATGACTAACGTCCCACTCGCTATGACAGATTGGAAGAGACTTGTCGCTGACGAGGCCCAACTTCTTATCAAGAATCGTTACTTTGAAAAGAACCCTACTAATCCCGAGACACAGACAGCTCTGCTGTCCCGCCCCGGTCTTCGTAGATGGCTCTTAGTTGGTGATGGTCCGATAACTCAGGTGTACTCACAGCCGGGTTCATTCGACGGTTGCTTGTTCGTAGCCAGTGCTGACGATTTATACCGTGTGGATACTGATGAAACTATAACGTTGATAGCATCAGGCATCTTTACAAACGGTGCAGACGGAACACCTGAGATGGTGGCGACAGGTGAGATCGGTGGAGACCCTCCCTACCTTTTTGTAACTGACGGAGGAATACTCTGGTGTTACTCAGAAGAAGGTTGGGCTGCAGGAGCATTGACAGCTTCTGGTACAATCTCTGTGGCTGATGTAGTTCGTATCGGTGATGTGTATTACTCTATCGAGACGGGAAGTCTAGATACTGGTACTCCTGCCGGGACGGTTGGGAATCCTTGGAAGGTCCTTAAGGGGGCCGACAACGCGGCAACACTCCAGAATCTTTTCTACGCAATAAACGAAGAAGGTACTGCCGGTACTACGTACTCTACAGATCTTGTAGCTAACCCGGATATCACGGCTAGTACTGTAACGGCTACTGTCCTTTCCGTACGGGCCAGAACAGCAGGTACTGCTGGCAACGCTTTTATCACTACTGAGACGTCGGCGGGATTGTTGTGGGGAGCGGGAACTCTAACAGGCGCAGGTTCTCCAGCAATAATTGCTGTTCCTACTCCAGATAACGTAGGTATGATATCTTTAGGGTATATCGCCAGCTATGTTATTTGTGTCCCTGCACAAAATGCAGGAGTCAACGGAAGATTTTACTGGATTCAACCAGGAGAGACCACCATAGATCCTCTCGACTTTGCTACAGCAGAGAAATCTCCTGACGCCATCCTTCAGATGAAAGTCATAGGAGACCAGTTCTGGCTCTTTGGTTCAAACTCTACCGAAGTTTGGTATCCTTCTCAAGACCCTGACGCCCCTTTTAATCGCGTACAAGGCCGTCTTTTCGAAAGAGGTATTGTTGGAGGAACTGCCGTACAGATCAAGGATTCGGTTATGCTTGTGGATAACACAGGTGTTGTATACCGTCTTGAAGGGACTCCGACTGAAGTTAGTGATAATTCAATCTCCGAAAGAATTCGGCTTGTGCTGAAAGAAATAGCAGAGTAATGGCAGATATTGAATTCGTCGGCTGGCAAGGTTACGACGCCGGGGATGCCGAAGCCCCTACTAATGTCGCGTTTGCATTGGCGGACGGTCTAGATACTGTGCCTGCGGAAGACGACATTGTTCTTATACTTCAGTCAACAATAATTGCCCCTATATATGGCGGAACGGTGGACCCGGTGCCCACCACCAGTGGATATTCCAGGGCGTTTCCTATTGTTCCAATAACCGGAAATCCAGCGTACGGGTCGACTAAATATCATAAAATGGGTATGTGCCTACACTATAAATTTATGGGCGCAACGCCCGACACCACTTGGTCGGGGCAAAGCAACGGCTTTAGCAATGGCGCTACAGGATGGTTAATTCTTGTCTTTAGGAATGTCAATCAGATTGAGCCCTTTCTAAACAATGTTATAAACGCCTACCAAGATACTGGCAGCTATAGTGGACTTAATCCTCCAGACATAGATGTCTATGACAATACTATTGACCCTGGAGAACTTAGCACTACTTCTTTTCCTAAGAGTTATTCAGGTATTACGTTTGCGCTGCAATCCGCAGACGAACTTACATCTCTTGTTCTAGCGGGCGGAGCAATATGTTCAAGAGACGAGGTTGTTACTGGAAACTTCACTGACGTTTTCTGGCAGGACGGATTAGACGCCCGCACAATTACATCAGTGCTTGCCTTTAATATTCCTGCTGAGATTGCTCCAGAAGTTGAGCCCCCTGTAGAACCTCCTGCACCTACAGTAGGTAATCCTTTTCTTAGAGTTTGGGGCTTCTCTTTAGACGGTCATGACTTCTACGTCATCAGTCTTGGAGAAACATCTACTCTTGTGTACGATCTAACGACTGGGCAATGGAGTGAGTGGTTCTCTCCCGAAGAGACTGTATGGAAAGCGCATACAGGTACGAACTGGGTCTCGCTGGGTCTAGATACTTACACTACATGGGACGCGACTAGTAATGTAATTGCTGGAGATAACAATTACGGTGTCCTATGGATGGTAGATCCTGACGTAGGGACAGACGAAGATCCAGTGACTGCTGTAGCTACGCCGTTCAGTCGTCAAATTACTGGAGGTATCCAGCAGAAACTTCGAGAGACTCAAGCAGTCGGAGCAGCATATCTACTTGCTTCAGCGGGCTCTCCTCAAGTAACTGGGTCGTCATTTACTTTAAGAACGAGTGACGACGCAGGTAAGACCTGGACTAATCATGGGACGGTTACTGCTGAACTCGCTAACTACTCACAAGAGTTTGTCTGGAGATCTCTCGGGCTTATCAAACAACCGGGTAAGCTTTTCGAAATCACCGACTCTGGTGCCTCAATCAGAATAGATAGTTTGGATATCCGCTAGTGGTAGATATCAGTAAAATCCCCCCTCTTGACTGGCAGTTTCCTATCGTCACTAAAGACGGAACACCTTCTCCGCAGTTCATTCGATTGTGGCAGGAGATGTTCTTCAATGACAATCGGATTAACTCCGGTCTTGACGAAAAGGTGACTGGCCCAGGAAGCTCAACGGACAACGCGGTTGCGAGATTTGATGGAATTACAGGTAAGCTACTTCAGGATAGTCTTGCCACTCTCGACGATCTTGGCAATCTTTCTGTTACTGACCTTGCGTACGACGCAACGACTTGGAATGGCTCGTTGGTGGTTCCGACAAGGAACGCCGTTCGTGATAAAATAGAAGATATTCTCGACGGCCAAACCTTCACGGGTGATGTTATCGTTCCTGATGAAGCTTATGATGCTACGGGATGGAATGGAGATTTGTCTGTTCCAACTAAGAATGCCGTACGAGATAAGATTGAAGCATTAGGCGTGGTGGCTTACGCGAGTATCTCCGAGACTAGTACAGGTACTGAAACTGCAAAAGCAGTGACGCCTGACGGTTTAGCAGGTTCGATATTTGGTACGGCTGTTATTACTCTTCTTGTGACTGATCCTAACGGTTCGGCAATAACTACAGGAGACGGCAAGGCGTATTGGAGAGTTCCCTCAGTGTTGAACGGAATGAATCTAGTAGCTGTTGCTGCGCACGTTACAACTGTTTCGTCGTCTGGTCTGCCCACCGTCCAAATCGCCAACGTCACACAGGCGGTAGATATGCTTACCACTAAGATAACTATTGATGCCAGTGAGAAGGATAGCAGTACTGCGGCGACTGCCGCTGTAATCGATACGGCCAATGATGATGTTGCGACTGGAGATGAAATAAGAATCGACATTGATGTTGCTGGAACAGGGGCTAAGGGCCTTATCGTCGAAATGCAGTTTCAATTGCCATGATAGTTCAGACAATCAAATGTTTCTTTAATACTGCGGGGCACGCTTATTGGCGCGTCTTCTGCACCGATAATTGGGGCGACGCGACCGGGATTATCATTGCAGAGGTCGAGTTTCTAGACAGCGTAGGTGCTGTCATAACAGCGACGGGCGGAACGGCCATCGGTTCGGATGACGTGGGGGGCAATGAATTCAGCAAAGCGTTCGATGGAACGGCGACGGCATGGTTCGCCAATTCTGCTCCAACGAACCAGTGGGTAGGCTACCAATTTTCTTCCAATGTTGCCGCTACAGGCGTTCGACTAACGATGGCTACGAGCGGTACGAACTTTCTTACTAGGATGCCGAAAAACTGTAAGTTAGAATATTCTGATGATGGGTCTAGCTGGACTACAGTCTACAGTTTTGTAAATATGAGCTTGTCTGGCAGCGTCCAAACAACGCCTGAGACTCCCCCTGCGTCTGGCTATCATAAGTTGTGGCGGGTATTTTGTGTAGATAATAACGGTGGGACCACGTTGATCGTTCTAGACGAAATAGAATTCCGCGCGACAGCGGGTGGCGCTGATCAGATTGCTGCGATGACCAGCAATAATGGCACGGCGTCCCAACGTGTGGACGGAAGTTCTATTGCCACCGTCGGTAACGAAGGTTGGCGCGCCTTCAATGATATCACTGACTCAGCAAATGACTGGGCGGCAAACGGAACAACAAACCAGTGGATCGGCGTGATTGTTTCCACGGCGATCAAGGTCGAGGAGGTGCTGCTCAAGTGCGGTAATACGACCAACGACCGAAACCGCGCACCCAAAAACATGCGAATTGAGTACAGCGACGACGGCACGACCTGGACGACTCAAAAGACACTGGCGGCGCAGACAGCTTGGGGTGTGAATGAATCTCGTGTTCTGGCGGCGGTATAGCCTTAATGTACCGGTCATTTAATATCTTAGCACTATCTGAGGCAATGGCTCCAAGAGTGCCTTACATCATGGGATTTGAACCTGAGGAATGGCTCGGTAATCCCGATTACATCGCGTTGACAAACGACGACAAGTCTTTCGGGCTGTTTGAGAAGAGAGCTTCTCGACTGTACACGGGGCACTACGCCTTCTCTGTAGGAGGCAGAGAGGCAATAGACCTTGGTAAGGAGATGCTCGTGTTTATGGAGCGTCAGTACGGTATGGAAATCTGTATAGGTATGACACCTGTTAATTTGAAACACGCCCTCTGGATGAATCGGAAATTGGGTTTCGTACGAATAGAAGAGATTGATACTGTGAACGGACGTCACGAACTTTTTATAAGGAAGAATTAATGGCTGGGATCTTAGGTGCTGTAGGAGGAATCGCTTCAGGGCTCTTCGGAGGTTCTTCGAAGAAGGAAACTTCTGAGTCTGGGAATAAGGCTTACTCCAGCCTGAACACGGCATTGATGCCAGCCGTTAACAACGGTGTAGGAGCTAGTAACTCCCTCGCTCAGATGCTTGGGATGGGTGGATCGGCGTCTCAGAACGAGGGCTTCGCCAACTACAGGAAGAACGGAGGGTACGACTTCCTTATGAACGAGGGTATCAGAGGTATCACCGGTAATGCGGCATCCCGTGGGCTTCTCCGGTCAGGCTCGACGTTGAAGGGGATAAGTAAGTACTCGTCTGGTCTGGCTAGTACGTACCTCGACAACTACCTCAAAAACCTCCTCGGTCTTGGTCAGCTTGGTACTGCCAACGCTGGTATTCTGTCTGACGCAGGTAAGTACTCAACCGGTTCTGCTTCAGGCAGCAGTAATGACGGTGGTCTCGGTAAGTTCCTCGGTAGCCTTCTCGGCGGTATCGCCAAGTAAGAAAGAGATAGAATGTCTTTCATAGATGATTTCCTTTCAGGATACTCTCCGGCGTCTGGGAACGCGCCTTCTCTGGCGTCTGTAGTCCCTAAGATTGACCCTTCTCTTATGGAGCCTACGAAGCCTAAGAGCAGCTTCTGGGGATTGCTTGCAGACAGCTTGTCAATCGGGGCAGGAGGAACTCCTACGTACGCCCCAAGGAAGGAACGAGAGGCTCTAGAATTTATCCTGAAGAAGGGTCTGTCTCCTGAAGAGACGTACTCGGAGATGTCCGGTGTTAACACCAAGGCAGCTCAAGACTACCTTAAAAACTACCAAGAAAGTCAGAAAGACGCCGTAGCCCAACAGACTGCGTTACAGGCTCTGGCGTTTAAGGCCAGGGATAGGATCGCTTCAGGTCTTCGTGCTACTCGTGGTAAGAAGGAAGACTTCGACAGGTTCCTTCCTATCGCTCAGGCCATGGCCGATAAGTACGGTATCCCTCGTAGTGAGATTCCAACGGAGTACAATCCTGAGTTGATTGATCGGTTTGTCCTAGAGTCCGTCCCTGTTGATAAGCAGATCGATAACGAAGAGACTGTCCGTTCACATACGACGAACGAAGATCTTGCCCGTCGTAAGGCAGAAGCTGAAGTTCTCCTCTCAGGGGGTCGTCTCCGTGTTGCTGGTGCAAACGCCAGAACTGCTGGAGCTAACGCGGTGACTGCCGCAGCCAACGCTAGGACAGGCTCTGCACGGGCCATGACTGGTGTGTCTGAGGCAGGCAGTAAACAAAACCAGAGAACTTGGAACCAGCAGAATCCTAGCAAGAACAGAGTAACTTCGAAAGGAGACTCCTCAGCCCCTCCTCGTCCGGGCAGGTTTGTAGGCGAGCCTGTCGTTAACCAGAGAACTGGTAAGACGTATCGTTGGGACGGGAAGGACTGGAAGTAATGTCTGACGAATGGGTCTTTCCAGAGACTGACTACTACTCCGATCTCCAACGGACTATCCCCGGCGTACGATTCACTACAGGGTTCCGTACGAAGGAGTATCAGGCTGATATGCGCCGTCGTGGGTACAAGCCTGCGGAGAACTCTCCCCACCTTACAGGTGAGAAGCTAGATCTTCTTCCTCCTGAGGGGAAGTCCATGGCTTGGCTTCGTGCCGAGATACAGAAGCATTACCCTGAAGGGCAGATCAACCAGAACGAGGGGGATCATGTAGACATCCGCTTCCCTGGGTATAAGTGGGCACCTGCCGTAGGTAACGCCGCTAAAGCCGGGATTACGAATCCTAACCGTCCTGATGGCGCTGAGTGGTTCTTCCCTGAAGAAGGGAGAGCCCCTCCCGAATCTGAAACTAAGCAACCTCCTGCTCCTAAGGCGGGGGGTTCTGTCGTGTCTGGAGTAGAGAATCCGTTAGGTGATACTCCTACTAATCTGAACGACCCTCTGACTCGACAACTTCTAGGAGAGCAGACTCCTGAAGCAATACAAAGTATGGTTGAAGGTAGTCAGGCCGCAGGATCGACGCTTGGTCCTACCCCTGAGGGAGACTGGGGAGAACGTGTATGGAACGCCCTTCAGACTGGCGTCCTTCCTGAAGAGTATGCGAGACAGAATCCGTTGATGGGTGGAATCGATTCCCTCCTCCGTGTTATGACTGCGGGTACGGAAGCGATACGTGGTACTCCTCTTGAAGGTTTGGCAACTGCATCACCTCTCGGCGGTATGGAGGTTGGTGGGCTGTCAGCTTTGGGACGTATTCCTAAGACACCTATGCGGTTGTCGCCTGAAGTAGAGGCAGGATGGAAGGGTGTTCTAGAAACAGGAACACCTGAAGACATTGCCACGTACGCCAGACAGAACAACTTCGACATCCGCGAAGACATGATCAACGACTGGGTCGCAGGTAGGGAAGGTCAGAAGGCTGAGGCCGTCTACGCCAACGCTCCCGAAGGGGCTCCTCGTGCAGACGTAGGAACTGACCAAGTCCTCCAATCTCCTCGTGCTGAGGGACAGTTCCGTACGGTTAAAACGTACAACGATGAAGAACTCCTCCAGCGATTGACTGGCGAGAAAGTTCCTGAGGCTCCTGTAGAAGTGCTGGAAGCCGCTCCCGCAGAAGGTCGATTGTCAGTCGCTGATATCCAAGGACACGTTCAAGAAGTAATGGGTTCGTGGAAGAACGCCCCCGAGACGAGCATCGTCCAGAAAGCTGACGAACTCCCTGAAGAAGTCCTAAACGACATCAAAGACCAGGGTCTTGAGAACGACGTCATGGGCTTCGAGCACAACGGCAAGATCACCTACATCGCCGACAACATCGATCCTGAACTCCTGTCTACCGTGACTTACCACGAAGCGTTGGGTCATCACGGATTGAAGCAGCAGTTCGGTCGGCATCTCGATACTATCGTTAAAGAGATGTATGACGGGAATAAGGCGTTCAAGGCAGAGGTAGACGCATGGCGGAAAGATCCCGCTAACCACGGTGCGTACGAAGAATACGACAATCCGATAGCCCGTATCGCAGAGGAAGTTCTCGCTGAGAAAGCCAACAACGGAAAGATCGATTCAGGCACGTTCAGGAAGCTGGCGACGCTGGTGAAGCAGTACGCTAGAAAGATGGGCGTAAAACTCAACTACTCCGACAACGAGATCATGTCCATCTTGAGCATGTCACACGACCGGGTCATTAATGGAGAGAAATTCTCGAACTCGGGAGACTTCCGTCTTCTGATGAAGCCCGCGTTTATGGTACGGACGAGTCCTATCGGCGATGTAACTAAGTTCAATGATCGTATAAAAGAGCTGTCAGGAAAACCTTTAACTGATGACGCAGTCGCCGAACTAGAAACAGAGATGGCGCGTCTTCATAATCTTCGTGGAACTTCCAAGACGTTTGATGATGCGCTGGATAAAGCTAGCAAGAGATTGACCGATCTCGAAGACTCTTCTAACTACAAGTACATGATCCGTAAGAGCAAGGGTCGTGCCCTTCTCGAACAGAAGAAAGCCGCTCGTGCCGAACAAGCTCGGAAGACCGCTGAAGCAGAAGCGAAACGTACGAAGTACGCAGGCAACATCAACATGTCTCACTTCCGGGCTGACGACAAAGTCATTGAGACTATCCGTGAAGCTGCCGAGTCACTGCCTGAACGGGACGTACAGCCACACCTAGAGACTAAGATCAAGGCGAAGGACCTGCATCTTACAGAGGAAGACGTCGTAGCTCTGGCAGAACGTGGTCTTAAAGCTGAAGAGATTTACGGTGCTGCTAACGTCTCCCTCCGTTCTGGTACGAGGATTACAAAGCTCCTTGACCGTATCGCAGAAGGCGACGAATCTCCTCAGACTATGAAGGAATTCAAGTCGGAGATGGCGCAGTTCGAGAAAGTCATGACTGCACTGTCCGATATCCGTGGAGACCTCGGTCGTGGCTTCAACGCGTTGAACATCGACGCTAAGAGAACCCCCGCCTCAGACGCTAGATTTATGGCTCGCGCTATGGAAGAGCTTGGAGCAGGCCCTGACGCCAGCCCTGATCTCCTTCGTAAGGTGCATAAACGAGCTAAGGAGCTTATCCGTCAGAGCAACTTCCAAGAGAAGTCGTCGACCTTCTGGAACGAAGTCATAAACCTTCCGAAGAGTCTGATGTCGTCGGTCGATCTGTCCGCCCCTCTACGGCAGGGGTTGTTCCTAATAGGAAGCAAGGCGTACTGGAAAGCCTTCGGCAGCATGTTCAAGTTCGCCGTGTCTCAGAAGTCTTTCGATGGGTTCATTGCAGAAGTTAAAGCGAGAGATACCTTCCCGAATATGAAACGTGGTGGTCTAGCCCTTACCGACATTACAGGAAGCCTCACCCACAGGGAAGAGGCCTTCATGAGTCATATCCAGAACAAGATCCCCGTACTGAAGCACGTCTTCCTCGGTGGTGAGAGGGCGTATCTCGGCTTCCTGAACAAGCTCCGTGCAGACGCGTTCGACTCGTTGTACCGTGACTACAAACGTGCCGGGATTACGGTGACTCGTGAGCACGAGAAGGCCATCTCGAAATTCATCAACACTGCGACAGGTAGAGGAAGCCTTGGTTCCCTCGATCACGCTGCCGTCACCCTGAACAAGGCGTTCTTCTCGCCTCGGTTGATCGCAAGTCGTGTCCAATTACTACGTCCGAAGTTCTATAAAGACCTTCCTCCTATCGTACGAGGGAAGGCCTTGAAATCTCTCCTGTCATTCGGCGGGATAGCAGGAACAGTCCTCGGTCTTGCCAGTCTGTCAGGTCTTGAAGTAGGGACAGACCCTACCGATACTGACTACGGTAAGATTAAAGTCGGCAACACCCGGTACGACATCTTCGGAGGGTTCCAACAGTACGTAGTCCTAGGTGCTCGACTTATCGAGTGGGCTAAAGAACACAAAGATACAATGACAGGAGAAGGTCCTGATCCTAAGTTCGGTGAGACGACGGGTAAGGATCGATTCATCAACTTCTTCTTGAACAAACTTGCTCCTGTCCCGGCTTTCTTCACGAGTTTCTTCCGTGGTAAGAACACCATAGGAGATAAGTTTAACGGAGAGGAAGAGGCGAAGAAGCTTGTCATTCCGTTGTTCCTGCAAGATCTTTGGAAACTGTACGAAGACGGCGGAATGGAAGCTGTTCCTATGGGTATCCCTGCGGCATTCGGCGTAGGTATCTCAACGTATGAGAGGAAGAGTAAGAAAACTGAAGAAGAGCCTGTCGAAGACGAATGGTCTTTCCCGGCAGATCAACTACAACCTGCAAACTAGGGGGATGCCATGCCTGATACAAGTTTAGAACGACTCCGAGCACTTGAGGTACAGATCAGTACCTTAAATAAGGAGATGACACAGCATTTCGTAGACGACAGAGTCTTCCAAGAAAGTGTAGACGGGAAGTTAGACGAACTCCTAGAACTCAGGAATAAAGGGATTGGGGCGTTCTGGCTTGTCTCTACTATCATAGGTGGAGGCTTTGTCGGCGCAGTCATCACGCTTCTGAACTGGTTGAAACATGCGATTTATAACTGAAGTTAAGGTCAGGGTTTATGCTACTCAAGAGATTCTGCTTTGCTTGGTACGTAAGTGGTGGCGACCTCTTGGTTGCGTTATCCTTGTCGGTTCTGTCGCTGTAAACTGTATCATCATACCCATACAAAAGGGCGAAGGAGTTGATCTTACCGGGTTAGCGGCAGTGATCGCGTCCTTCGCCCCGATAGTGGCGATACGTGCTTGGGAGAAGAAGGGTGAGTCTACTCCGGATGATCTCTAGGCCAGCCATTGGCATGACCAAGCTCGTGACAAGCAAGTCTTGCATACTCTTCCCTGTCTCCGTACAGACAAGGATTAGGTAGGACAGTCGCCCGATTCTGCATATCTGTACAGCCTAGGATATTCCAAGGGAAGTCTCCCTGCCCGTTACGACACACTTCGTCTACGGAAGTAGGAGCAAGGTAGAACACAGTGGCGTAGCCGTCCTGTTGGAACCTCTTCGGAGGCATGTCGTCTGATACGATACCCGCCATTGCAGTAACTAAAATTAGAAGCCATTCAATCATAGTATTTTCTCCAGCAGGGGCAGCAAGTCTGCCCTTTTTCCGTGCCTGAAATCTGGTTCATAGGAAGGTTTCTTAACAGGGTAGATCGGACATGACATATCCTTAGGCCATTGATCCTTGAAGAATAGGAGTTGCTCCCTGTTCCTACGAGAGATTAATACCCTCGGTGTACGCCATTGAGACGCCTCCTCGAACCCTCCCAGTTCTATAGCCCTACCGATCTTCCCCGTATTCCAATGGAATCCCAGAGCTGCCGCTAACTCCGATTCGGATAGAGGTGCTTGGTCGAACGCTCCGTAGACCGAAGGCAGGTACTTCTCCTCCAGAAGCCACACCGTAATCTCCAGACACTTCTCCAACGTCTGTGGCTTGTCCTTGTACCTCGGGAAGACTTCGTGTCCTGACTTGTTCGTCACTCCCCCCGCCCATGTCCACACTCCTACCGAGTCCTTGTACGCTTCCAGTACTAGTCCCTCCTCCGATAGTACGTACTGTACGATCTTTGGTGTCAATTTGTACATTCTGTTCCTCTTGTATTTCTAGTTGCTTCGTGTAGAACTCTTGCCAACCCTCTGCGAGGAGGGTGTTGACGATACAGATTTCCTTGTCCTTCAAGTCGGAAAGAACGACGGGCGCTGGACCTTCTCCATCAGTACGTCCGGGGCCGAAGGCAATCTCGGGCAGATCGGGCTCCCGGCTTTGACTGTCGTGCAGCTTACCAAGAGCAGAAGTAATCCTACCCCTGACAGTAATTTCAGTCGTTGAGACATTCTTCTTACTCCTATTCTCTACGATGGTCTTCGTCTTCTTCGCATCTGTGTTTACGGCAATGACAGCATCCTTACACTGGACCGTCTTCTCCGTCTGATGCTTCAGCATGTAGGTGAGACCTACGTTACCAGCTATGGAAAGGCCTAACGCCCCCCCGAGAAGGGAGAGGGCGTTTCCTTGTATCCAGGACAGAGGCGTCATTGAAGGGTTCCGGCTACTTCCTCACTCATTGAAGAAAGGATCACTTCCCGTGTACGAGAGAAGTACTCTAGGAAGCCCATCATATACCCCGTCTTCCACTCGTCTGACGGATTACCTCCTACAACTGTAAGAGTGTGCTTATACAACCCCTCTGCCGCTCCTACGCCATCCTCGAAACCCTTCTGGGCTGCATCGACATCTACTTCTGTACTATCCATCTTGAACTTCTCCAATTCCTACTATCTCACATACGTTTCCAGTACAGGCGAATTCCTGAGCTCCGGTTGTGTTGTCTTCGAACTCGTACTTGCTTAGATCTTCCCAATCAATCTCAGGAAGAGGATGATCTATGAGCCACTTCTCGTATTCTTCTTCCGTTATTTCTTGGTAAGGAGCTTGCTTGTACGTTCCTCCATCATACGGGAGAAAGCTAACGCCAGATAGCTTATCGAACTTGTCGTAGACCCAAGCTCCAACTTCCATCCATTCATCTTCTCGGACAGAGATCGTTGCCGAAGGTTTGTGTTCACACCACTCATCTTGTAGAAGCTCCCAAGTTTCTAACGCTTCAACAGCCGTTTCACCTTCTCGGACAAGCGCCCCAGTAGGTGACTTCTTCGCGAAGTAAAAGACCGTAGTACTCCCCGGAGCCATTGCGTCAGGCTCTGAGTAAACCCCTTTGTCTTTAAGAAAGGAAGTAACAGGATCTTTATTATCAGCTCGAATAGTCCGCAGATAATAAGGACTGTGACGACGGTGTAGACCACTTGAAGCATCAACCAACTGAGAGACAGTTCCAGAAGGCTTATTGCAGGTGATCGCCGCAGACTGGGGGATTCCCAAGCGCTCAGCCCAGATTTTATTAGTCTCGACAGCGACTGCACGAAGCTCATTCAATAGATCCTTATTCAGAATACTCGGGTTATCACAAACCCCAGTAAGACTAACACCCAGAAGACGTTCTTCGTCACAGTTCTTTTGCCATATCTTTCTTAGGTATTTGAAATCCGTAAATGTCGATTGGATGGTGCCAAGGATAGTCGCAATACGCACCTTTCGTCGTAGTCCCTCGAGGGTATCTCCACTGCGTACGACAACCTCTGTGAGATTACAGAACTGGAAAGGTCTAAGTATGATTTCAGAACATGGGTTAGTGCCGAAATCGAACGCATGATCTCGTCTTCCATTTCGTTTTGCAATTTCTTGACATGCGAAGCGTGAGAAGAATCCTCGTTCACCTGATTTACTGTCATACAAAGCTTTCCATTCTTTCAAAAACAAACCTGTATCAGGCCTACGCCTAGGATAGACAGCGCTGTTGTTAGCAAGACGCCTGTAACCAAAACCTTCATACCAAGCTCCTGTCTTTGCGTCACGCATCCTTTCATCTGTCACGTCAGACAATGAGATCATCGCCGAACGACGTACACCACCAACGACTACGATGTCAGCTATCTTGCACATCAGGTCATGACATTCAAGAGTCGTTAGTCGCCGACCCGCTGCTCCAACGAAGACACGCACAGCGAACTCAAAAAGTTCGACCAGTGGTTCCGGTCCTGAAGCCCTTCCTCCAAATGTTTTAAGTCTTGCTCCAGCAGGGCGTACTCCAGATACGTCCCATTTGGGGATTTGACCACTAATGAGTAGGGAAATAAGTTCTCGGAGGGACTTTGCCCATCCTTCTTTACTATCTGCAACTCTAATGATAGTATCGGTGCTTGAGAACTCTTCAGATATTTTAGGGAGTTGTCTGACATATTCTTCTTCCACTGAATATCCTACACCTGTCCCGCACATAAGAATGTACATAGCCTCGTCAAACGAACGAGGATTATCGACAGGGAGGTAGGCGCAGTTATAGGCTGCTACGTTGCATCGTTCAAGGGCTGGGCCTGCCGTCATCAAGGCCCTCATACTTGGCATTACTTCTAGATTATAGATCGCGTCGTAGATGTCTGTAAGGACGGAGTGTTCCCCTTGATCGAACGAGAGGAAGTCGTATCGGTCTTTTACCTGTTTATAATAGAACGACGTCAGACGTTGAACTGTCTCATTCCAATCCTCTCGACGATCTTCATTCCATCGTGCATACCTCGTCTTATAAATAATTTCCTCATAGAGTGTCGGGAAAGGATTCGTCTTCTCTCTCATAGTCTGCGTATTTCCATTTCTTTTCTTTACGTTCAACAACCTTCTTCGCGAATTCCCCAGAAGAGAGCATCTTCGCCATAGGGTTCCTCTTCCTTAACCGCCCTTTGCCCTTCAGTACCATCTAGAAGAATCTCCAACCGGGCGAGGGCGTTCCAAGCTGCGTGTGTAGCATGAAGTAGCCCGCTGTCACTGTCGTACGCACTCTCCTGTTCCTTCGTTAGATGTCTAGAGAGGGCATCCGAGTAACGGTTATAGCCATCTGGTACGCTCCTCCATCCGCCCCAAGTGTATTTATTAGCTCCAAAAGCTGAGACCTCAGCAACTCTTTCGAGTGCTCGGGGGAAATAACATACAACGCCTCGATAAAGTGAAGGCTTTCCTGCATCGAGTTTACTACCTTCTTCCTTTGAGGACTTTCCGAACGGATCACTTTCAGTCATCTCCGGTTTCATACCCTTGGAGGTCTTCCCAGTCTTTGTTAGCGTCGAGGAGAGACCTGACTCGGTCTTCAAACTGTCCTTCAGTAAGCTCTTCGAGTTCGCCGTCAGCTCCAACCCAGTAATACACTTCGTTGCCATTCTCATTCTTCTCCGTCGTCATATCCTATGTCCTCTTCAATCATTGGAAGATTATCGAGTATCCTTTCTTCGAAGGCTTCCACGATATCTTCGATACCAATATCTAGCAACTCAACCAACTGCCATCCGTAGTAATAGTCTGTAATGGCAGCCTTCAAGAACTCCGGGATTTCATCATCCATTACCATCACCGTATTCTTTCTTGATCCTGTCGATACCGATCCAACGGATATCGTACAGCCCGTCTTCGACGTTGTCCTTGATTACAACACCAGACGAGAACATCTCATTAGCTTGTCCGGCGTAAGCAAGTTCGAAGTCGACGTAACAACCTACCTGACAACCCATCAGAGATCTTCCCGGAGTCTGGTCCACCTTGTAATCAAATAGATGACTATGTCCTGCCGTACGAGATTCGTGCCCCTTCATAATCATGGAATAAGCAGGGTGTATCCCCCCAATAGGACGACCGAGAACGCCACTAGGGAAGTAGTGAGCATACGCAACGCCGTCAATTCGGACGGGTTCAAGGAAGGGGTAAACCTCCCAACCAAATTCTTCAAACTTGTTGTCATTATTACTAATCCAATCTTGAAATCTGGGGTTCTCATCTACAAACCTCTGTGGGCGGATGTCGTGATTTCCCAAAGTTAATACCCAACGGGGCTGTTTCTTCTTATGTTTTCGCACCTCGTTGAACAGCTTCTCCTGTGCATCCCAACCGGCTTCTAGATCAGCTAAGTACCTCCCTCGTTCGACTTCAAGAGGTTTGGCATGAGCACAAAGGGTGGCGTGGTCTATGAGGTCTCCTATACAGACCACGACGTCTGGTTTCACGTCATGTATCAACTTACCGAGCCAGACGAACCTGTCGTTGTTGAAATCAGGGTGTGCATGAGCGTCAGGGATGATTAGATGTCTACTGGCCACGGTTTGGTTTCCTTTTCTTTGTTTTCTTTTCACGCTTAGGAACAAACCACCCGGTGCCCTGTTCAATATAATTTGCGATCTTACGAAGAAGTTCACCATCTTTATGTTGCCCAACTACTCGATGATTGCAGTAGGTACAAAGAGCGCCACGTATCTCACCTGTAGTATGATTGTGATCAACACATAAACGTTTTGTAAATTCTCTTTCATGCCTTTCACAAATAAAACAGCGGCGGTCCTGTCTATCTAAAAGTTCATCATACTGTTCTTCAGTGATACCATAATTATGTTTTAAGTAACCTCTACGATTAATTGCTGCATTCTTTTCTGGATTATTTTTACGCCAGATTTGAATCTGTATTTTCTCACACTCTTTACAATGGGAGTTTTTCTTATCCTTAACAAAGCGTCTATTGAAAAACTCAGTCAGTTCTTTTTCTTCTCCGCAGTTTGTACAAATCTTCATACTTCAAATTCCGGTACATCTGGAGTTTTAATTACCCGAGTTAAATATCGGGGTCCTCCCGAATACGCAAACCCTCTTAGAGTAGGATAGCAGTGTTTTTTGTATCCGCAGTACGAGCAACCTACTGAAAGCTTCCTATTTCCGCTCTTTCCCTCTTCTTCGTCTGGATAACAACGGGGAGGGGGCTCCGGGTTAGCAAGGACTTCTTTGAGATGCGCAATCCTCTCTTCCGGTTTATGATCAGCGGCAATGCTTGAAGAGATCGGAAGGAGGCAAATATCTCCAGAGACCTTGTTAAAGGCAAGGAAGGCGGGAGAATGACCAGGGGTGAGGACGTTGCTGTATCCGCATAGTTGGTCGATATATTGTTTAGAAAAGATATCTCCGTATATGTTGTTCTCCGCAAACTTCTTGTACGACAACGGAGAAGCACTCTTGACATCAACTACGACACCGTCGATAACCGCATCGATATGTCCTTTAACACCTAGTACCTCTACCTCTGCCTGTTCGTGAGTGACTTCATGTCCTGCTTCCTTAGCTAGGAAGAGACAAAGCTGTTCGATGACATCCCCGTACAGGAAGAGGAAGTACGTCCTACTCTTCAGTTCTTCTTCTTGGAGACCTTGTCCTTTGTACCAGATTTGCCTGTCCGGCTTACCCAGAGAGGAAAACCGAAGGGGGGATGAAAAGTCTTCTCGTTGTGACAATCTTGTTCGAAGGAGGTCTTTGATATTTTCTGCGAACTCGGAGAGGTTTTCTTCATCTGGTGTATGGGTCTTCTTAGGGTCGAACAAATCGTAAATGTCAGTGACTAAGGTGCTGATTTCCGCCATTCGGAATCCTTCTTCTGGAGTTCTTCTAACCTTTTATGATTGTTGGGATTCATCTCATTATTGAGAAGCTCCCACTGAAGAAACCAAAGTTCCTTCTGTTCTTCATCAGTCAATTTTATCGAACTCCCATTCCTCTTCATCGTACTCCATACTCGTTGGTATGAACTCTGAGAACTCCAACCGTCGAGCCTTTTCTACAACTTCATCCCAGTCTACGGGCTCGTCGACATCGACACATGCCCCTCCCCGCATCTCGAAGGTTCCCTTTCGGGTGAAAGCGACATTCACCCTACTCGTTTTGACAGACTTGAACTTAGACAACTTCGTCTTCGTCCTCATCCTGCCCAATGTCAGAAACGGAATCGTCAAGACCGAAGTCCTTCTTAAACCCCGAGAGTTCGTCCTTCTTCCGTCGTGCTTCGGCAGCCTTCTGGAAATATTCATCCTCTTCGTTGATCGGTTCGAGCTTCTCTCCGTTGTACGGAACTAGATCGAGGACTCGTACAGAACGGATGTATACGCCGTGCTTCATTCCCGGACCGTAATCAACTACATCGAACTTGACGTCTACGACAGAGCCGTTGCCAATCAGGGTGTCATCATCCCAAGGATCACCGAGGATATCTGTGACTTTGATAGGCTTGTTCTTATCGCCCTTGTTATTCAATTCACGATGACGAAAGTGGAGATAGGGAGCGCCGTCTGCGTAATCATCCTTCTGCTTTACTCGGTCGCCGACACCCAGAGCCTTCATCTCCTTGATGACTGACTTGTCTACAATGAGGTCCATCTTCCATTCGAGGCCGTCCTTATTATAATTAGGGATCGGCTTGCCGAGAATCTTTGCGTAATTTGCCTTGCCACGGAGGACGAGGGTTGTGCTCTTACTTGCCATAAATTTACTTTTCCTTTTGCCTATACTGTATTATAACATGTTACTAATGGTTTGTCAAGGGTTTTCGTACCTTTTACACTCTTCGATACATTTATCTATCTCCTTGTCAACAGATATATATTTCATTCCTCTTTCCATCCTGTTTTCATTTTCTTCTCCTAATTGATAAATCTTATCTAGAAGTTTACGAAGTTTCTCTTCAGATACCATTAACATTTATACCTCCACCGTGATAGGTTTCCATTCCGGATTTTCTCCAGGATACCCTCTAGGGTTACATACCACTCGAACACCTTCTACAACCTTATCTGCACCCTTATGGGTATGACCGTGGCACCACACAAGGATGTTGTCAGAGTAGTCTTTCAGAAGTTGACGCATATGTAGATTGTAATACCAGTCGTTGGAGAAGTGTCCTTCGTACTCAGGATTCAACGTCTCTGTACAAGGGGCAGTATGGGTTACAACAACACCCTTCAGTTGGTACCTCTTCCAGTTCAGCAAACTCTCCTTGATGTACTTATAGTCCCTGTAGGCTAGCTCGTTCACATGCTGCGCGGTGAGGACACACCTGTTACTGTCATTCATGTACCCCTTCCATACGTCTTCGTCTGTGACGCAGTACCACCCGTTCCTTGCCACGAAAGGTACGCCCTCGACTACGCCCTCTGCTTTGTGGTCTTCTCGGAATCTCGCAGACGTCTCAAGACAGTCCCGGCTTTGGGAGTAGTTCGCGTAATGCTCGTGGTTCCCGTCAGTGGCTATGACGGTGAATCCCTTGTTCTTTAACTTCTGAAGAAACTTCAAACCTTCTAAACCGTTACTAGTATCTCCAGCTACTACGACGATTTCTTCTAATAGGTCGTAAGGAGTTCTATCTTGTGGGAAATCCACATGCATATCACTTATCAATGAAAATTTCATACGTACCTTTCTAATGCGTCTCCGCCCACGTCAATCCAACCTTCGAGTCACACTCAATGGGCAGATTGTAATTGAAGAAATGTCCGGCTTTCGCGAAACTCGATCTACAAAGTTCCTCAAATCTCTCAACGTCACAGAGTTTGACGTCGTATTGCCATTCGTCGTGGATATCTCCACATTTAATAGCGTCCAATCCCAGACGTCTAATACCTTCTGTGACATAAATAGAAGCCTTCTTCATTATACGAGACTCATCTCCTTGTAGGAGATAACCCAATCTCGTATGCATTTGTTTGACTAGGACAGGTGTTCCGTCGCAAAGGACAACTCTTCCAGTTCGCTCCACCTGTCGTTTAAGGTCAAGCAGTAGACGTTCAAGTCCTGGAAAATTTCCGATAAATCTTGCTTTAGTTTGTTTGCCGCTTTTCGGCGTTCCTCCAGTGATGACACCGACCTTTGCGTCACCTGCTCCCAACAAGAATGCGTAGATAAAAGTCTTCGCGACACTCCTTGTTGCAAAGCCTCCAATTTCTTGGTTGTAAGAGTGTGGGTCTCCGTTGAGTACTGCATCTATGAACTCCTTGTTATTTAGGTGATGAGCGAGAACACGTAACTGAATACCTTTGGCGTCAACGCCAACCAGACGCCTATTGATACGATCCCTAGTAGTCCAAAGATCACGCGCTTCATATGTGAACACACCGTCCACACCACGTAACGGTTCCTCGGACTTAGAGAGGCGTACAGCCGGTATATTCGCGGTGTTAGGATTGCTATGCCTGTAACGGAGAGTATTAGCCAACCAGAGACGGCCATGTATGCATCCAGTGGTATCATCATACGCCTCTATCCAAGTGTTTATCATGTTTGCACGAGAGTTGTATTCCAACCACGATGCGATCAGTACAATTTCTTCGCATCCTTCACCTCCTTCGTCAACATATCGTTGGAGAGAAGGTACGAGTTGACCCTTCTTAGTCGGCGTAGGAGAACCTTTCTCTCCTTTACGAGTTCCGTTCTTGATGACAGTCCATTCATCGTCTAGCGGTTCCCATCCAAGTTCAAGGAGTTTTGCAACTCTTTGAGCTGGGCTTCCAACATTGAAATGGACGTAGTCAAAACCTGTATATCCTCCGTCTGCATCGAGGGAAACAGACTGATATTGATCAATGTGCCGAGCATAGTTCGCAGTAAATGTGCCGTCTTTCTTACGTGCTTTGCCGAACTTTCTGACAGGTAACAATTCCGGAGGCCATCTCCGTTCGATTCCAGCGAGTAACTCATTCTCTATTCCTCTCAACTCTACGTACAGAAGATGGGCTTTCTTGATGTCGAAAGGGAAGCCGTTCTGCTGTTGCCGTTGTATGATCTGCCAACTACGATGTTCAATATCTAGACCTACGTTAGTGAAGCCAAGCGAGGACATCCTCTCAGACAGGACTTGGTAAAGGAGGACGTTCAGCCGGACGTCATTCATGCAGTACTCTTCCATCTCAGGAGAGTACTTAGAGAAATCCGAGAAATCTCCTTTAGCATGACCAAGCCGACGACCCCAGTCTCCCAATCCGTGACCACCTTCAAGAGAAGGACTGTACACCATACTCATCAACATCGTGTCGATAATACGACCTATGGTTATCTTCGTACCTACCAACCTGTTCAGGGTCGGGGCGTCGTATCCGATAAAATTATGACCGACAAAACGGCAGTCATCACTGATCCTAGAAGTACACCACTCGCGAATATCAACATAGTCTCTTAACCTTACCTCCTCACCTGTCCCTATGTTCTTGGCGCAGACACAGTACACGACCGTGCTAGGTATGAGGTCGCCTTCTATGTCAACTATCCAGAGCTTCTCTGGTGGTGTTGTCAGGTACATCAGAAGGGTATCTGGTCATCAGTCAAGGCGTCTCCCCTTTCATAAATATCTATATGCTCTTCGGAAAGTTCTGAAAGACGTCCCGTCGAAGGGTTATACCAAACCCAAAGGCACGGGCCAGTTTTTCCACTAAATCTATTTTTCTCTATAACAATTTTGGAAACGTTTCTTCGCCACTCATTGCGGTCTTTCCTATCCCTGTGAAGAGACATGTGTATATTGGCAACCTGCTCAGGTCCTGCGCTTCCTCTTGCAGTTCCTTGACGATTTATATGGATTACACAAAAAACTGCAATGTCTAGCTCAATAGTCATTGTCTTCAACTTGGTACTTATCTCGTCAAGCTCTTTACGTTCGTCTCCTGACTGATCAGACACAATAATAGAAAGGTGATCGATAAAAACATACCGACATCCTAGCGCCACCATGTTCCTCACTTTATCGATAATAACATCAATCTTGTTACTGCCGAATGAATCGTAAAGAATAGCCCTTGAGTCCCCGAAAACTTCAGCATGGGCTGAAGAAATTTCTTCCGGTGTTTTATATGTGTCTGGCAAATGTAAAGGCTTATTTGTATGAATTGAAAGAAGACCTAGAGCAGTGTCGTAGTTTGGTTCTTCAAGATGAAGAAAACCCACTCCGTAACCCTTTTCCTTAATTTCAGGGTTTCGTAAAAGAGAGTACTCAATTTCTTTCAATATAGAAGTCTTTCCAGATCCTGTTTCAGCCATGAGAAGCACTGCTTCAGAAAGGCGAATACCGTATGTCATATTATTCAAAGAGGGCCAGGGGTAGGGCACTGAGAAATGTTGGGGGCGATTGAGAATATCCACTAACATGTCTTTAGCTAGGACAAGACCATCAGGCTTATGCTCTGGTGCGTCCCACCATTCCTTTACGAATGACGTCTCCTTACTGAGGACGTAATCGTTAGGGTCCTTACCTTTCCGTAGGGTCATGATCTTGACCTTACCGAGAGGGAAGCCTATGTTGGCTACTTCGGAAGCTGCCTTCTTTCCTGCTTCGTCATTGTCAAAACAGAATACAATCGTTGGGAAGGAGTTCAGGTACTCGAAGTCTGCCTTACAGTCCCGTACGGCGGTGCTGGCGCTGTGTACGGACACGGCAGGATACTTACTGCCAAGGAGCTGGAATGCCGCCATAGCGTCGTCCTGGCCCTCACAGACGGTAATAGCTTTAGCACTGCCGGGAGGGAAGGCATGACGTCCGAAGAGACCTAGGTTACGGGCCGAGCCTTCGTACGCAAACCTTTTATTGGGGGAGCGAATCTTGTTCCCGACGTGTTGCCCTTCAACATTAAACATCGGGTACTTAGCTTCGTACGACGCAGAGTCATTCCCTACGTCTACTTTGTAGCGTTCGATTGTCTCACGCTGGAGACCTCTGGCCGTAAAAGGCCTAGCTACGGGAGATAAAGGTGAGAACGGCGATGGTCTACTTTCTTCTTGTCTGACCTCAGCGTCGTTGTCATTGTCGTCCCCTTCAGGGGGGAAGTTCGTACCACAAGAGAAACACTTCTGCCATCCATTTTTCTGGATCGACAGAGCGTCACTCGAACCGCACTTCTTGCAGGGTAGGTGTGTTTTTGTTTTCATTTTCACCCTTGTACTCTAGAGAGTATCTTAATTATTATTACTAATCATAAGTTAATTAATTATCTATATATCTCTTAACCTATCCTTATAGGATAAGTATACCATACAAGGATAGGTTTGTCAAGAGAAATCTTCACTCGGTAAGAACGTCTTCAACTTCGTCAGGTAGGAGGTATTCTCCCCACTCCTGTACGAGTTGCTCCGATACCTCGTCTTCGGAGAAAGGTTCAAAGATCTCGTTTATGATTGATAGACATGTACCACAAGGTTCAAAATCTTGATGGTTTTTATTCTCTTTAATCTCTTCTTCAGAGAGAATCGAGTTGCAGATGTGGCAACGAATGGTGAATTCCTTTCACTCTTATTGTTACTAATTGCTTACCACTTAAAGGGACGTTTTGTACGAGTCTTCGCTCCTGTCGTAAGATGGAGGACGTTACAATGATTACCTGAATTACTATTAAGGAAACGAGTCACAAGCCTGAAGCCCTTCTTCTTCAGTGTCTCGGCCCACATCAGCATCTGCTGATCTGTAAGAACAACCTTGATGAGATGGTTGACTTTCCAATTCTTTGGAAGCTCTTCCGGAAGAGGGCTTTCGTCGTGCCAACCTCGTCGACTTGAAATAGTATCGATGTAGTTCTGGAGTACGTTTTCTCGGATTTCTCTGTAAGATTCGTCCAGAGTTCGATCTAGTGCAGTCTCCCAGATAGGGGAACACTCGTAAGGAAAGTTTGAAACGTGAGAGATACCACAACACCCTCCGCCGTGCTCGCCATAGTTCATAGGAACTGCACTCCTGCGACAGTGTTATATTCTTGTAAAAATTCTCTCCAAGAAGAGTTCGGAGGGGTGACTGCTGGAAAAGGTCGTGGCATTACGGTAAGTTCTTCAACCTTTTCAGGAGTAGCTTCTTCAGGAGTGTCTTCATCGCTATCCCAATCAAAGGGTGGGGGATCATTAGGCGTCTCCTCAGGAACATACGTCAGCAGTGATACGTAATTCCCTGAGTTGTCGTTGAACCACCTCCGATGGAACTTAAAGCCGATCTCTTTCAGTGGTTTCTTCCAAGCGATGACCTGCTTGTCAGTCAATGTGATCTCGATTAGGAAGGAGTAATCACGACCTACCCATCGGAAGTCTGACTCCTTATCCCAAGGACGAGTTCGACCGTCTTCTGTGTAACCGTCTGTCCCGTGGAATGAACGATTATTCTTCGTCTTCTGCTCGGCGTTTTTAAGTGCTCTAAAAAGAGAACTCTTGAACTCCTCGACGCGTTCTTTCTCCGCGTTGAATCCGAAGGAGTAAATGTGGTTTGCTCCGCAGCACGAGCCTCCGTGACTAGTTATTTCAAACATTTTAATTCTCCAAAGAGTTGAAGTAGTTCTTGTAATCTATGATGGTTTGCCCCTCCAAACCGGGGGCAGTATTAACTTCGAGGACGGTTGCTCTCCCTTTCGTTTCATTCCATATAACGTCTACTGCTCCGAAGTCAAGGTCAATTCTGTCAAAGACGACACGCGCCGCATCAAGACACTGATCAGGCATAGTAAAGCCACCCCTGATGAAGATAAACCCATTGTGATGGTTACGGACTCTCCAGTCTGTAGGTTCTTCACCGTGACGTGTCGCTTTCTTTTGGATTGCGATGGTTTCAAGGGTGTTATCAAACTGTGCTGATCTACGGTCGCCTTCGGCGGATACCCGACGGAAGACTCGCTTCTTTCCGAGATGGATTCGGAACTCTTCTTTCTTCTTAAGATATTCCACGTACAACGAGGCATCTACAAGCTCCTGTCTGTTCTCGGCGATGACTATACCGCGTCCTGAGTGACCTTTCAGGACTGTCCTACATACGATAGGAAAGGCGTCGTCAGGGATACCTCTACGATCCTCCCAGAACCTTGGTATCACATCGGTATCTCCCATCCTACGAAAGAACTTAAGCTTGTTCGTAGCGGTGGAGAGTTCTTCTGCGTTACCGTTCAGACTTGGGAAAGGAGGGGGTCGGGAGTTCCCCCAGTTCACTATGAGATCCCTTTCCCGGTACCTGTACCTACTTCCTTCTAGCAGTAGAACACGTCCTCCTAACACGTCTGCTAAAGCTCGGGCAGACCTCGACCCTTGCTTGTATGGATATATCTTAATCATCCAAAATCCTCATCCGCATCTTCGTTTCTTTCTAACCTTGCGTTTTCGATCTGCATCTCTGCCATAGTTCGTACCACACCTTGAGCAGGGACTCTATTTCTGATACGAGGAGTGACATCAAAATCTTCTGATCCTTCGAATGTGCCGTCTTGTCGATACCAATACGGATCTCCTACATTAATTCCATTAATGATCAGTTCGTTATTTTCCGATACTACGCAGTACAACCTGTTTTGCCCTTGCCTTGGAGATATATATAATCTCGCAGCATCGCCTGTAGTGAACTCAATAGGGAGATTGTAATCTACGTCGTCTCCTCGAAGGATGACGTCAAAGTCATGTTGCTGAGGAACTTCCACAGGTTCCGGAACTATAAATCTGTCCAACCCTCTAAGAGGATCACCTCGTCTAATACGAATGCCGGGGTCAACTCTAGTGAAAGATGACCCCTTACTTGCAAAAGGGTTTGGGATGTACTCCTCATGAATCATCGGCTGCCATACTGACCAAGGATATCCTAGAACAATCTTCTGTGTCCTGCGGAACCCGTCGAGACACATCCTGTCGAAGGCAGTGTTGTCGGGATGGTCTAGAACAGACTCGGTAAACCTTGGATGGAGGTTCTTACACACCTCCTTGAACAGTTCTCGTCCTCCCTTCTCCGACACACCAGAAGAAAGCAGAGACGGATTGGGATTGGCACTGGCGTAGTCGAACAACGCATCTACGAACAACGCCCAATCGATAATTGGCTGGGGATCTTCGCTGGCCCTCATAACACGGAACTCGAAAGAACCCAACGTCGACATAGTTACTATGTTCAAGCCGGAGTACTTCATCTGTCCCTCGTCAAGAGGGTCACTACGTCCTTGTAGGTACTTGTCCCACCAGTCTGTAACGACTGTCTGCTCCGACGAAGGAAGACAGAAATGGTTTACCTTCCTTTCGTCTCCACACCAGTTAATCAGACACTCTTCGAAGATCGTCCACAACGTAATGACAGTCGTCAATTCGTCGAGACGCTTCCCTCCTACGTTCCTATGGACGTGAGTAGAACACCGATTACTAAGATTGAATCGGATACCTGACTTCTGCATGGCGTCGTACAAACCGAGGACAAGGGTAGGGACTTCTCCCGCGTTACAAGGTCGGTCAAGGACGTACTCGATAGCTTCCCCACGGAGCGACCCGTCAGCCTTGCCGAGCCACCTAGCACCTGTCTCAGGGCCGATAAGGAAGTCGAACGTCGCGGGAGCAGGAAGGTTGTTCGCCTCAATCTCCAGTTCAAGTCCGATATCCCCTAGAAGATTCTTAGCAGCCACTGGCTGGTTCATCTTTCTTCCGGGGATACCGGAGACTTCCTTAATCCCTTCTTTATACACTTCAAGAAATGACATTTAGAACTCCGTCATTGATGTGAAAGAAACTTCAGGACTTTCAAGAATCTCTTCCTTCAGATACGAGAACTTACTGGTAAGAAGTAGCGACGACACACCTGTAAAAACTCCGACTGTGTCCTTGTGGTAATGTAAACGACGAAGTCCTTCGTTGTCCATGCTTATAGCGAGTTTGTTTGACAATGCGATTACCCCTTCAGGCTTGATAATCCGAAGAACTTCTCGCATATCAGGGAAGTCATTATTTACAGCCTGAGAGTAACCTTCATCTTGTACGACGTTACCAAGATCGTAGTCTCGCCAGTACATTTCGAATATAGGAGGTGAGATATTTCCGACCTTGGTATTGGTCGTAGTCATGCCGTGTTTCGTAGTTCGTACAGCACCTCGACTGAGGTACAACGCTCTCTTAGCGGAGTAACAATTCGTCCACCCTTTAGGAAGTGTCTTCCTGAAACGGTGAAAGCCTTTATCATTCAACGGGAGGAACGAATGCTTCTTGGTTGGGTAGATGTTGGCGGCTGCTACAGGACCGTCACGTCCTTCCTGAACTTCACGGATGTAAACGACAGCCCCGTTGTAAGGGACATAAGACCCAGAGAGTCTATCGTTCGCTTGAGCTAGGTCTTCCCAAAAGAAGTCAGTCATTAGAACGGACCTGGAGTGGCAGTGTTATACGTTGTTGAGAAGGCTGTAGTCATAGAAGCTGCCTTACTCTTCTTCTTGTTCTTTACAGAGACTTCACCTTCCGGGGTGACACGAAGTTTGTACTCCTTAGAGATGCAGTTCCAGACATTGTCACCAATATAACCACGTTCCCGCAGATAACGAAGCCAGTCGTAAGCAGTTCCGTAGTCTCCTTCGTTGACAATATCTTGCTGGCTCAGCCGAGTCCACTTAGAGAACAGTTTCTTCAAACTTTCGGAGTGTGTCGTCGCGCTTCTCGTCAACTCGTAGATGACATACGCCCTCTCACCAGACTTCAACCACACGTTGGAGGGGGTACGGTACTCGACGCCGTAGCTCTTAGGGCGAAATGCTCCCGCCTTACCGTAAAGTTCTCGACGACGAGGGTCTGTGTCGATGATAGTCATGAACATACCGACTGTGAGGTCCAACGACTGGACGAAATCAGCACAGATTTTGACATGTTCGGGATGATCGGCAGGAATACCTGCGTCCCACCCTACGTGGATATGCCCTGCTGCTGTGCGGATATTACCGGTCCTGTCAGGACGGGGATTAGGAGCGAGGGTGTATGCGTTGTAGTCGGGATCACAACCAAGATCAAGGGCCTTACGGGGAAAGGTAGCCATGTCCTCGTCGGTGTATTCCTGTACCGAAGACAGGTTGAATTCAAGTGTAGAATCAACCGTACCAACCTGCCGTTGCAGTTGTCCCATAACCTTCTGGCACCGCTTCCACAACGACGTAGCATTACTCCCATCGAGAGGGATAGGGTCGATGTTGAATTCGAGGGCAGTACCATCGACTTGGATAGCCCCTTCATCGACAGGATAAGGATTCCGCTTCGTACCAGGGATGGTTCCGTGGCCAGAAACGGCCTTGCCAGCCCGAGTGAGAAAGATTTCAGGATCAGCACCAATAGTAAACATAAAACCTCTTTCTTAGATAGTTATTAATATTAATATATATATATATAAATATATACTACGCTATGGCGGGTACCGTACATGACGTACACACGAACGACGCCGTCGTGTAATCACCGTCCGTTGTAATCATTTCTGATACATCGGAAAGATCTCCTATCGGAGTATCACACCACGAACAAATTCCGTTTGTAAGTTCTTCGAAACGTTTGAGAGTCATCTCTCGTCCTGTACGATTGTCAGTGATAAACTCGATCCCTGCCATCCTCCTCCGGGACACTCCCGACTTGTTCCTTTTCGACCTCCTTCCTATGTCTACGTCGCACCTCGAAATCAACCCGTCGCAATCTCTTGAGACATTTCCGCTGCTTCCCGACTGACCATTGGGTAAACTCAAGACGGGGCGGGATACCGTTTCTCGTAAGTAGTTCAGTCGCTTCCTCAAGACCTCTGCCGAATCCGTACTCAGAAGTGAAGAAGGAGACGAGTCCGTCGTTGAGGAAGTCGAAGGTGTCGACTCTTCCAGATTCTGCGTAAGTTCCAGCGGGCTTTGGCGGTGTTGGAGGTTGCTTCGGACGAACGGTATATCCGGTTCCAGTAGATCGTCGTCCAGAAAAGGGCTGGCTACCTGCCCTCCGCCGTGTAGTCGTGTTACGTTACCACCCCCAATGTTCCCACGGACCCCGCCCTGAAAGTTTCCCGCGTAACGTCGGACCTCCCCTTCAACCTTGCGAGGAGCTTTCAGTGTGAAGATGTCGTTTCCTGTGTTAGCAAAGCCGTCGACTTCATACTTGAACCACATATTCTCTTTCAACGGGTAAGGCCCTGATTCGTCTAGATCTTTCCCGACACGACGTTCAATTACGGAGAACATCCAAGGTTCAGAAGCCCAGTAGATAGCCTTCGTATCCTTTGAGTGGCAGAACCACAACGGACGTTTGTCATTCCGTAGGAAGTTCATCGTCTGATCGTTGCCGTCCCACCATGCAAGAGCCCAAGCACCGTCATTGTCGAGGCCTGTAATAGTCTCCTCGACGCCGTACTTGGCCATGTGACTGTAAAGGAACTCTGAATCGGTGTCGTACTCACGACCTCCGTCCATGTTACAATACCCTTGGAGAGTACCGTTATGGACTCCCCACAGGTCGTCAGCCTTGAAGGGATGGGCATTCCGAGGGTGATTATCTCCTATCGTCTTCGCTCGAACATGTCCGAGGAGTACCTTCGGCATCCCACTTTCAATGTCCTTATCGTAACTCTTCCGGTCGAAGAGAGTATCAGGAAGCCCGACATCCTTCAGGAGGTTGACAGCACCGTCGCACTTCACTCGAAGAACACCCGTAGCGTCCTTACCACGAAGTGTAGCTACAGTCATCAAATCCTTGAAGACTGCTTTATGGGTAACATCAAGATTACCCATAACACCTACTATTCCACACATATTATTACCCCAGTTGAGTCAGAACTTCTTCGACGATTTCTTTATGAGTGGAAGTAGGAGGTTTAACAGCCTCCCAATCCATAACGAAATCATGCAATTTCGTCATACACCACGACCGATATTCAGAGTCTCCGACCTCGGGATGCCCTTGAACGAAGAAACACTTCGTATCGGGATAACATCCTGCCTCGATCTCAAGCTCGTGTGAGTTCGTACCGAGAGTTGTAGTCGATGTGTCGTCACGGAAGAATCGGCTAACCTGTTCCTCAGTAACAGCAATGAGCGTCATCGTGTCGTTCATACGAAGCATCTGGTGATGGATGCTTGTAGATAGGACACGCTCGTCAGTCTCAATATCGACGATGTAGTGGTCCTTACCGCCGTGGCCATCTACATGTTGCCACAGCTTACCTCCGTTCATCGCGTGAAGGAATTGAGCACCTCGGCAGATGCCGAACATGACCTTACCAAGACGGACACATTTGTGATAGTATGTCTCCTCTACGATATCCCGATCAGGATCGAAGTATGTAGTAGGAAGGGCTGTCTCTCCGTACAGTTTCGGGTTGATATCATCGCCTCCTGCGAAGACGATGACGTCAGACTCTTCGACTGTCCTACCACGACTGAAACCTGCCTCAGCCATAAGCTGGACGATTGCGCCGTAAAAGGCTCCGGGAAGTACGAAAGCCTTCATACCTTTGAACGATGGAATGTCCTTACGGACCCAATCCGTCGTGCCTTGGGATACTACAGTCCCCTCCGGGGTAATTCCCGAACTGGCTTTACTTGACATTAAAATGACCTTTCTCCTTCATGTACGGCAGGACTATGCCGTGTAGTTCTTCATAAGTTGGTTCACTTGTCTTCAAACTCATTCCATTAAGAGGCGGAAATACTTTAATGAAAGGATTCACGATGCAAGAACCCTCTAGACGAAGTTCTTTCATTCTGCTTTCTGCATAAGAACGGAACTCTGTATCCTTCATTAACTCGTGGACGAAAGTGCTGTTACTATACGCAGCACTTTCTAGACAGTACTGACTCCCACCGTGTACGGTGTGATAGTTCCTATATAAGTTTCTATCCTCCCAGTTTAACCTATGCCCGAAATCTCCAGAGATGAAGTTGAACAACTCTTTCAACAACGAAAAGGTCCCCCATACACGGTGGAAAGGACTCGACTTGACGAGTCGGAAGTGTTTCGGGTCCAAGGTAGAAGACAACGGAGTGCAAAAAGCGAGATGAAAGGCTACTTCCCCTCCGTACAAGCCCTTCAACCTTGAGAACTCTTCGAAGGAGAGTTTTGTACACTCCAGAGTATGCCGACTCATTATGCAGATGTTCTGCAACAGCGCAGACGGTATGTCTGAAGAGATAACCCAACCGAAGTTGGAACACTCTTCGATGTCGTCACTATTTAAGATAAACCGAGAGAAGAAACTCTCTTGAGTAACCCACAGAACAAAGTCAAGGGTGGCTTCTGACAAGTCCTCCCTATAATTGTTCATCCGGGATAGATCGACGTTCGTAGCTACACATTCGACGTCCTGTAAACCACACAAACCTATCCCGGAATGACAACCGTTTTCTAGGTATTCATTCATTTCAGTATTCGTGAATACCGCGTAGTTACCTATACACTTAGTGGGACGGGGAAGGTCTCGGAGCCATTTCCTGGCCTTGGCTAAAGCCTCCGGAGTACACTTCGGCTTGAAAGGAGCTTCTTTGATGTTCATCCCGACACCGCCAGCGGCTGAAGATTCACTGAGTCGTGAGTAGGATCAAATACTTGATAACCATCACCAATTTTCCCTGTGTATTTGTGGTACATCGTACAGAAATTGCCTGAATTTGAATTCAGAAACCGACAAACTTTTCGGAAACCCCTACCCTCAATGATTTCACCCCACGATTCAATCTGAGGATCAATCAAGACGATTTCGAACAGATGTTCAAATCCTCTAATCTTTTCTGTGTCGTCGAAGTATTTGTTGAAATGATTAAAGTCTGCGTCAGTCACTGGGAAAGGAACTAGAGACGTCTCTTCATCAGAATCATAGTCCTCTTCATTCTCAACCTCTTCGTATCCTTTCATGTGAGATACGACGGTTATGCCGCAGCAGTTAACGTGTGGTACGAAGTCCATAATTCACCCCATCATAGGAGGCTGATATGCCCGATCTTAAGAAGGCTTACGTCTTTGGACGTGAACGGAGAAACCCTTCCGGGTTGACTGTCACCCTTGGAAACAATCTTGCTCAAGGTCTTTATGCAGGAACTGTTACGGGAGGTTCACAACCTCAAAACACAATTCTTGTTGATCTTTTCGACGAGTGGAGATATCACTGCGACTGTCCTGACTTCCAGTTCACGTTCTGGCCCAA